CGGTCTCGCCATCCATCAAAAATCCCCAAACCCTAGTTCCTGGGGCCGGGGCCCGAGCCGTATTCACTTCATCGTTCGTGGGAGTAGCAATGTGACACCAAGGCAACCTTTCTGTAGGAGAATCTTGTTCGGCCATAGGACCAATTGCATCATGCCCAATAGCCCGGACCTTTACTCTTCCCATATACTTTGGGTCTTCTCTGGCTACCACTATACCTTCCCAATAAACAGGAGGTCTTATCATTTCTCTACTCCTTAGGCGCTAATATTAGAATCTTTACTTAACTCCAAGACCGTTTCATATTCTTGCGTATTTCCATCTATTACATGAGCAAGGGCTGTTACTAAATATTTTCCAGACAAAAATTTATCTTCTGGTGGGGGCCCATGAGCAGGAGATTCTTTTGACATAATAGAAAGCTTGACAATTTCACCGATGGCCCTTTCACTATCCCCAGGAACCCCAATCGTAACGACTTGATTAGACAACAATCTAGTCATTGCATTCACTCTTTGGGCCTTAATAACTGCTGGATGCGGAATAGTATATGTCTCTTGCCCATCAGAATGATGTTGTTCAGACATGGCACGAAAAACAACTGGTTCGGCCTCTGGAAAATCCATAAGACCCCCGGCTATTGGATCTTCATTGTTCAAATTTTGAATTCCGCCTTGGGCGTTCACTCTTTGTACAGTAGTGTGTCCTTTAACTAGGTCATTCATAAGTATTTTTCTGTCAAAATTTCCCATCTTTATGTTTGTAATTAAATCAGGCCGTTCCTGTTCTTCTATCCAATTAATAGAAAAATAATCATCTACGCTAGTTCTGTCTAAATTTTTAGGTTGGTCGTTGTATGTCCTGGCTGGAGGGTTCAACCACAATTTTTCTAAAGAAGTAAAAAAGAATCCTCCTCCTCCTTTTCCATCATCGCACCTTTCAAAAAACAAGAAAGTGGGCTTTTGGTATTTTGGATTGTCTGGCAAGGCTCTAGACGCCAAATTTCTGATTGCCGTTATAGGAGTCCATCCAGTAACATTCACAGTATGAATTCCCAAAGTATTTTCTATATGACATTTCTTTCCTCTAGGCGCCAAATATTGTTCAAAAAGTTTTTTGACCATAACTGAATATTGATCTCTATATGATTTTTTAACATTTTGGACCGTAGAAGATATAAGTTCAGAGGAGGCAAACTCAAACATATAAACTCTAGAATAAGGAGGGCTAGGAGTCCCCTCTGTTATTTTTATAATCTTTCCATCAAATTTTACGGGGTTTAAATTAGGCGCATTAAAAGTAATAAAAATAGATTCGCCTCCCCTCAAATTAAGTAACTGAGGAATATTCTGTGTGTCTTGAACTGCTATTTTTCCAGTAATAGTAGAATCCAATATATCTTCATAGATAGACAATCCAAGCCAAGACCCAGTAGACAAATCAAAATGTTTATTAGAACCCAAAGGGACAATAGAAATTTTTTCAATTGTCACATTTCCTGGACCATCGTTCTTTTCTTCTTCGCCCATAAGACTACAAGTCCTTTGCCAAAGTCTTAAACTGCTCCACAATAACAGGCAAATATCTTTTATCAATCAATCTAATAGTTCTTTTCTTTTCATTCAAATCCTCTTCATAGTCATATTGATATACTGTCTTGACACAATCAATCGACTCAAAAGTTTCACCAGCCGCAGAATAAGTAAAATTACTATTACAAGGAATTCCTCCATCCAAAAGAATATCTCCAGCCGTATATCCATAACCATCGTCCTCGGCCCGTAGCTCTAGGGTTTCATGATGCGAGATGGTACTACCAGCAGAAAAAAGGCTTCCATATTTTTCGGTAACATATTGTTCAAACTGAACTCTAGGCATCGGCCAATCCCAATGAGGGTCAACCATATCATTGGCCAAAAGCACTATCCAATGATATTTGGGAGAACCATAATACTTATAAGCAATGATTTCTGGAGTCTCTCCTTCACCAATATCATAAGAATAATAAAAACTCCTATGAAACTTTCCCTCAAGAGTTACTTGAATCCTTTTAAGGATATTGGCCGCAACCTTGACGTTATAGGCATCATCCCTGTCAGAGACATATACAATTTTAGAAAGTTCTTTAAAAAAATCTACAGCCATTTTATTTCCTAATAACCGTCCTTAATATCTTCCATTTGAACAAGATCAAGTTCAGTAAAGTTTAAAGTTAGGTCTGTCTGTAAAGGAGCCCCTGTGGTTTTAAATCTTTGATTAACCCCGGCCGCGCCATAATTTACTGCTATGCTCTCCAAAAAACATCTCTTTAGTTTATGTGTCCGGTTTTCATTTGAATATTGTATGTTAAATTGTTTAGGATATTTCCACCATCTTCCATATGTTCCTCTAACGGAACTCGGAGCCGCCCCTAGTTTAAAGGCTTTAATAATTTCTTTAATGTTATTCGATTCAATAGAAGTTTTTGGAAACATTTGAAAATTATAGGTAAACTTTCTAAATTGAACTCCTTTAAAAAAGGATTCCATGTGAGGATTAACTGCCTGAGCTTTATCGTGCCTTAACGGCACATCTTTCATTGCAGCCGATCCTGTCGCCCTTCCCAAAAATCTCCCGAGGAACTCTTGCCAAGCTCCGCCCGACTCATATATATCATCAAAAGTCTCCCACACCCCTGTCTCATATGCCTGTCCGGGTAATCCGGTTTCGGCTTGCGACCAACTAAGACCATATTGTTCATTCAACTGATGAGGCAAAAATAATTTAATAATAGATTTCGTTTCTGTAATAGATTCTTTTACTTTAAAAGACGACGTACCAGCAGTTGCTGATGATGCTGATGATGGAGCAATTACACCATCCGCATTAAGAACATCCCAAGTCTGACCGTCAATATTAATGGTATCTCCGAAACGAAGGTTACTAGCCACGGCGGCCGCGGAGGCCTGGCTGCTAGCCGCCAGGGAAGGGCCGCTGGCGCCTGACGCCCCAGCCGTTAAGACGGAGGCTCTGGTAGGCATACCGGAACCAATAGGCTGTCTAGTATTTGGCGCAAACTTCGGCCCTTGAAATTCTTCTACTGTAAATTTAATATAAGGTTGGCCGTCCGAAATATTAGATGGAAAATGAAGAGAAGAGGCGGCCACTTGAGGATCAATAGCAATTGCCGAAGCAGGATGTTCATGATTTAAACGAGCAGTTTCGGCAAGAGTCGCATCAACGTACTTAACTGGCGATCTCCCACCTATAACATCCACCCGGATCGTCCCGGGCAGTCCTCCTACATTTAAAGGTCCGCTCATTTTATTACCCCTTTTATTTCGGTTATTACCTCAAGTATTTATACATAATACCATGAGTTATAAAGGCAAATGGCGGCCAAAGAACAGAAACAAATACGAAGGCGATCCCACCAAGATCGTGTACAGATCCCTATGGGAAAGGCAGGCTTTTCGATGGTGCGATGACAATGACGACATCAAGAGTTGGTCCAGCGAATCCGTTGTCGTTCCATATCGGTCACAAGTAGATGGTAAACTTCATAGATACTTTGTTGATCTCAAGATTACATTCAACAATGAACGCACAGTTCTGGTCGAAATTAAGCCCAAACGACAAACAAAACCCCCCGAAAAAAAGAAATCAGGGAGGAGCACACGAACCTCTCGACGATACCTAAAAGAAGCCATGACCTACGGAACCAACACCTCAAAATGGAAGTATGCAAAAGCCTATGCAGAAGACAGAGGCTGGGAATTTCAGGTATGGACAGAGGATACCCTCCGCGATTTAGGCATAAAAATACTAAAATAGGATAAATAGATGTATGCCTATTGTAGATACCGAAAAGCCTAGAAACGTCTTTACCAGAATGCTCAGTCGAGAAGCATATGCCGGAGAGTCTCCAGGAAGGCCGGCCAAGAAATGGCTCTTAAAAAAGGCTCGTCAGGCAAGATATAGAAGAATTGGAACATCAAAATTTAGAAATATAAACGAACAGCAATTGATTCGTAGATTAGGAAAACCAGAATCTCTAAAGTCTAAGACAATGATCGGTGGTATGTATATGTTCATGTACACCCCCAAAACAAAAGACAAACTAGAATTCTATGATACGTTTCCTCTTGTGATTCCAATCAAAGACTATTCAGATGGATTTCTAGGAATCAATCTACACTATCTCAATCCCCGCAACCGAGCCTTGTTAATGGATGGATTATATGAAACCGTGAGTGACGAAAACTATGACGAAGAAACTAAGCTGAGAGTGACCTACGAACTACTATCTGGCTCATCTAAATATAGATACTTTCGCCCATGCATAAAACGATACCTGACCCCTCATATAAAATCTCGTTTTATCAAGATTGAAGCGGAAGAATGGGATAATGTTTTATTTCTACCCACAGAGAGATTTGAAAAAGCCAACCGAAGAAAAGTGTGGGATAACAGCAAAAAAGAGGTAATCACAAATGCCCTTTAGTACAGACGAATTCAAATCCCAAATAACAACCGGACTAGCCTCACCCTCGACTTGGACACTAAAATTAGGAGGCGGGAAAGAAAAAACCATAGGCACCAGCCCCGAGGCAGGGCTAGATGAAATACATCGAGATCTTGAATTCCTATGTAACCAAGCTGTAATTCCAGGAAGACATTTCGCAACAAACGAAATAAACATATACGGGCCCATTCGTAAAATGCCATATCAAAGCATTTATGATGACCTACAGGTAAGTATATACTGCCGTACAGAAATGAAAGAAAGAGCTTTTTTTGAGGCATGGCAAAAAATGATTCACGACAATGAAACACATGAATGGGGTTATTTTGACCACTATACAATTCCAATAACTCTTACTTGTTATTCTCCTATTGCTCAAAATGACATACTTCGTTCGGTAGAAGATAGAATTGTCTATGATGAAATGAAGAGAGGAGAAATTGATGAATTATTCTCTGATAAAGAATTTAAAATGATGGAGACCTATGAAGTAATATTTGAAGACGCATATCCAATGAACATTCAACCACTACCTCTTGATTGGGGAACAAAAGACGGAATCCTAAATCTTCCAATCACATTCGCATTTAGAAAATGGACATCTACAAGAAAAAGATTTTCTGTCGAAGAAGCCACGCCAGAACCTCGACCAACGGGGAGATCATGGGGAGAAATTCTTGATGGTATAACCCAAACAATAGAAACCATTGATCTATACACAGGAGCAGTTCCTTCTTGGCTGAAAACTACGGCCAGAAATTTGAACCCCTCCGGACTGGAAGGGCTTGACCAAGCTCTTGGAGCCAAGACCAATTTTGATAATTTCTAATAATAACCCAACAAGGAGAATACCTTATTATGGCACTACCTAAACTGAGCGTTCCCGAATATGAACTAGAACTTCCGTCAAATCAACAAAAAGTTAGATACAGACCATTTCTGGTCAAAGAACAAAAAATATTAATGATTGCAGAAGAGGGGAAGGATGAACAAGAAATTGTAAAGGCAATTAAACAAATTATTTCCGCTTGTACTCTATCAAAAGATGTTGATATTAGTTCTCTTCCTTTATTTGACATTGAATATTTCTTTTTACAGCTAAGATCGAAATCAATTGGAGAAAAAGTAAAATTATTTTTTAGACACCAAATTTGCCCAGACAATAATAATGAACCCGCAAAAAATCAAACTGAAATTGAAGTTGATCTAAACAAAGTAAAGGTAATAAAGGATAAAAAACACAAATCAAAAGTAGAATTAACAAAAGACATTGGCCTTGTCATGAAACACCCAAAGATTGATTTAATTAATAAATTTCAAGGAAAAGAAATGAACGACATGGCTAATATATTTAGACTCATAAGTGAATGTATAGATCAAGTATACGATGCCGACGAGACATACAATGCGACAGACTATACACCAAAGGAACTAGAAGAGTTTATATCAGATATGACAGAAGGGCAATTTAAAAGAGTTCAAGAATTTTTTGAAACAATGCCAAAACTAAAGCACAAAATTAGCTTTAAATGCATAGACTGTAAATATGAAGACACATTGGAGGTAGAAGGGTTACAGAATTTTTTTACATAAGTCTTTCCCATGACACACTACAGAACTACTATGAACTTAATTTTATATTAATGCAAGAACATAATTATAGTTTGACAGAACTTGATAATATGATGCCCTGGGAAAGAGAAATTTATATGGCTCTACTAAAAGCCCATATAGAAAAAAAGAACGAAGAAATTAAAGCTCAACAAGAGAAAATGAAAAGGCAATAAAAATGGCAACACAACTACCAACTCTGGCAGGTGGAAGAGATTCCGTTCTCAAATTTACTGGAGATAAACTTAGTCACGTCCTAGGTCCAGATGCCTGGAAGTATGCCCTATTTGATGACACCCCGATCATGAATGCAGCCTTTGATCTTATTGGGGGGTTTGGCTCCATGATGTTGAAAAGCATTTTCGGGTCCGATGAAAATGCCCCAGGAGCCGCACCAGTCACTCAACAATCAGGACCAACTGCTGGCGCAGGAGGAAATGCTGAAGTCAATCAAGAACTAGATGTTCAAACAGATATTATGCAAGAAACTCTAGGCGTTACATATAATATATTAGAAGAAGTGTCAGGAAATAGATTTGAAGAAATTGAAAGAGAACGAGAACGTCTAAGAAGGGAGCGAATAGAAACCCGGCGGCCAGTATCACAAGTAGCAGAAGGTATTAGTCGCAACATTGACGTAAGTGGGTTTGGGTTTAAGGGCATCGCGACTATTACAGCATTGTTATATGCATTTATATCTGCCTTTGTCGCTGAAGCCCTAGTCCAGCTACCAAGGTTTGGTACCTGGAGCCCGTTCCAAAATATTGCGGGAAGATATGGAAAACAAAGGCCAGGTCCTCCTGGTCGCACAGTAGGATTAACTCGGGCAGTTGTTCCAGGGTTTATGGGCCATGTCGATACATATACTAAATGGGTTCGACAAAACAACGCCTATTGGGAACGATTTTCGAGAGTATTTAGTGAGCGTCCTGGGGCAGCTGTACGCGGTAGCGTACAGCCAAGAGATATGGTAAAAATGTTAAAGGATTGGCCAAAAATACAAAGCCTGTATATAAGAGGTGTGACCGGAATAATGGCCATTCTTGAATCAATAAGAAATTTTGCTCACAACATAGGGCCCCAATCTAAATTTTTTAAGTGGACAATCAGGCTACCAAAAACTTTACATGAATTTATAAG